CTTTTCTATTTCTTGGTTCAATATTAATATATAAACATTCATAACCATTTAAATTATTATTAGATAAAGATTCTAATAATAATTTTAAATACTGAGGTCTATTATAAGCTGTTAGTGTAATAACTTTTTTCATTGTTTTATTATTGCAACAAGTATATCATCTATAAATAAATGTTGAGAACTATCACCAGTATCAAATGAAATATTATAATCTGGATTTATATTTTCAATTAATTGAAGTACATCTTCCATAGGTATAAAATCCATATTTATAGTACCTAAATCTCTAATATCATCTATTAATATTGTATGATTTCTAATAGGATGTTTAGCAATAGTTACCAATTCAGAAACTAAAGAACTATAAGTTCTTCCTTTAGCAGTTGTATAATAATCAGTAACACCACTATAATGAGAATCAAGAAAAAACGTAATGGGTTCTTCTATATTTTTAATCATATCCCAAAATAATTTTTCAGATTCTCCAAAGTATAGATTCACATTTTTGTTATCTTTAAATTTGAATACACAATTCCAATAATTTTCTGGAGATAATTCTACACTTTTTATATATTTAAAACCAGCATCTAAAGCTAATTGTACTGTAGCCCCCACAAAAGTTCCTGTTTCTACAAAATAATTATTATAAGCATATTTTTTAAGAAAATCTACATTATCAATAGGCATTTTCTATTCTTTCCTTTACATAGTTTAATTGTTCAATAGTTAATTTATCTTGCCAAAATGTAGGAGAATCTTCATATTCCATATGATTAATTTCATTGAAAACTAACTTACACTTTTCTTGATGTTTATCCCAATTCTTTACAAACCATCCTATATTTATTGTTTTCTTTTTTAATTCAAAAAAATCAACAATATCTGTAAGAATCATTCTTAGTTTTGCTGGTTCAAAAACAAGTTCTTCAAAAGATATTGTTAAGACACTATAAAATTGTTTTACATCATTTTCTAAATTATCATACATTTTTATTAATTCTTGTAGATAATTATTTTCTGGTTCAACTAAAAATTCTATACTTTTATTATGTAATCCATGTCTCAATATAGCTTCTAACATATCACGTTTTATGTACAACAAATAAGTTATATCTCTAAGGAAAAAATCATCCTCTCTAATATTATGTCTTTTAACTGCTATTGGTTCGGGATCTGCATATACATAGGGTTTTTTATGTTCTATTAATGAAAGTCTATTTAAAACAGGACCATCTATAGTTCTAGACCATTCATAATCACCCTCACCTAATGTTGGACGTTTTGTAAAATACTCTACTATGTAACGTAGAAGGTGATTTCCTGAACGGGGGAAGCTTGCAATGATATAATCCATTCTATCTCCTTTCAATTTCCTCTAAAATAGTTTCATAAATACGTTCTGTAAAATCTCTAGCATACTCTTTACATAACTGAAAATTTGTTTCTATTGCTTTTTTCTTTGATAAATAAAACTCAGGAGTTAAATCTTTACAAAAATACAATATATCTTCTACATTATCAGCTTCCAATATTCCACTAATATCAAAGAAAAAATCAATATTAGGACAACCTACATAAATTGGTATTGTTTTTGTAATAAAACAATCAATTATTTTTTCTGAAAAATAGTTATTATAACAAGAATTTTCTATAACAATATGATACTGAAAATCTTTAAAAACTTCTATTTTTTCTTCTGGATTAGGTCCAAGAGTAAAACCATAATCTATTGTCATTGGATTGTGTGAAGAATTAAAAAAACAAGATTTCAAAGATTTTATCTCATCATATTTTTTCCAAAGTTTTTGTCTCATAAGATGATTCATAGTAGAATTTTTTGTACCACAAATAAAACTTACTTTAAATTCTTTATCTTCAAGTTTAATATTTTGATAATAAACTTCTGGTATCCAAGTCATTCCCATATACATCAATTTTGCATTTGGTAATTTTAATAATTCTGTATCCCAAGTTAATATAAGATCAAAATGTTTAGCAATCTTTTTAACTTTTTCATTACTCATCCTTGTTGGTTCTGGTTCATTAACAACATTTAAAATATTAAATATATCTTTCTCTTCAGGAATATCAGCATGAACATTATAAAGTGCTACTGGAATTGGAAAATATAACTCACCAATCCAATGACTAAAATAAATTTTTGCCCTATATCTTTTCTTCTTAACCATAAATTAAACCCCATAAACAAATTTATGAATATACTTATCAATAATTTCATAATCTTTTTTTGAGAAAACTATAGTTAAAGTTTCTTTCAATAATTTTACATTGTTTCTAGAGTATGGATTTCTCATACAATGAATATCAACTAAATCTCCATATATCCTTTTTATATTCCAAAAAGATCTATCTAATCTTCCATAAGGTAAAAGTTTTGGAACACCTATCATTCCTCTTTTAAAACCAAGATTGTTATAAATCTTTCTATCAATCATATGACAGTTATGGGGGTATTCCTTGTATTTAGAAATTCTTTTAAAAAATAAAATCTCATCATATCCCCATTGATTTCCATTTGATTCATATCTATTCAAATCAGATAGTAAATGTTTTAAAGCATAATAAATATCTATTTCTGAAGGAAATTTAAAAACATCTTTCCAAGTAGAAGTATCCATTCCAATATAACAAATAGGATACCTTGTATGCTCATAGCCATTTGCATAAAATAAATGAATTTTTTTATTAAAATTTTGTTGATTGAACCATTCAACATTTGTAGGGATCATATCAGCATCACTGGTTAGACAATAAGAATTTTTAGGAAGTAATATAGAAGAACAAAATCTGCTAATTTGAGCTAACATAGAAAGATTATAACCATTAAATCTTCTATCTTTTATTATAGTTTGGGATTCTATAATAAAAATATCAGCCCCAAGTAGATTACAATATTCAATAACTGTATTTTTATTTTCAGATAAATTATTACTATCCCATACTAAAGAAATTAAAGGTTTATATCCCATATTCTTCCAAGCTAAAGTAGCAATTGGAAGAATAAAATAATAATCTGGATTATTATCAGAAGAAAAAAGAACATATTTATCATTTATATTATTTGAAGATTTTATTACTTTCATTTAATATTCCAACTTTCCCAAACCCAAGGAAAATTATAAGTTTCTTTATGAGTTATTGCTAACCTTTCTCTAATTTTATTTCTTCTTTCTTTTGCATTTTCAACAAAAGTATGAAATTGAACTTGAATATTATTACATATAGAAATATAATTATTATCTAACATATATTCTAATAGATCATATTCTCCACCCTCAATATTTATCTTGATTAAATCTATAAAGGTAATATTTTCTTCTTTAATAACTGTAAAAAAAGATTTCATAACTGCTTTTTTCTTAATTGAATCAGATTTAGTATGAATACTACTTTTATCACCATCAATAGAAATCCATTCCCAAGTATCTTTATTTCCTATTCCATAATTAAACAATCTAATTTTATTATTCTTTGGTATATTTCTACATCCCTCTACAAAGAAATTAAAAACAGGTTCAAAACTTAGAATATTACAATTATAACTTCTAAATATTCTTCCAGTAAACTCTCCCTTGTAAAAACCAACATCAAAAACAATAGAGTTTCTATTTAAACTATAATTATATCTTAATTCCTCTAAATTTTCTCTCATCCAAACATCAATACTTTCTTTAAATTCTTCTTCTATTGTCATTTTCATTCCTTATAGTTTAAATATAAACATTTCTGGTTTCTGTGGTGAAGCTCCCTTATAATCACTAACTGTTTTATTATGATTTCCCATTTCAAATAAAACATCTACATTCAAACCAGTTTTATTCTCTACATTTGGTGAAAATGTTTTTACATTTCCAAGTAGACTTGCCCATATAGAAAAAATAGAATTTGCTCTAAATAAAACATCTGAGTTCATTAAAGTAAAAAAATCAGGAAGAAAATCATAAGGACAATCTTTAACAATTCTAGGTTTTTCAGCAGATACCCAAATTATATCTTTTAGAGAATATCCTCTAACACTTACTGCTTGTATATAACTTCTTTCTGAGATGGTACAATAAATATGATTAAACTTTTCATAATCTCCACGCCTTAAATGACAAGCTATATAATAAGGTAAAATCTTAGGGAGCATTTCTTCCCATTCATCTTTAAACTGTAACCATTCCATTATTTCAGAATAAGAATAGTAATTATATGCTTCACCAAATTGATAATAACCAAATAAATCTATATCAGTTTTACCATTTGGAATTTCATCTAATTTAGTTTTTGGTAATACTTTTTTTATTGGTTCAACCCAAGGATCTATATTCTTAAATATCTTTCTCCCAATCCAATCTTTTGGAATTTGTAAAATTGCATTATTTTTATCTGCATATGCTTTAGCAAAACAAAATTGAAATAATTGGTTGCCAAATCGACCGAAGTTTCCAAGACATGACATTTGAACTATATTTTCCATAAATCTCCCCTTACAAAAATCAGGTTACAAGAATCTTTATTTACTAATTTATAATTAAAATTATTAAAATAATCTGTAAATTCAGTAAACCTTTCATGTGTGTATTCAACAATTACCATTTTTGGTTTATATTTTTCAATAGAAAAACTCTTCAATACTTCTAAATCATTCCCCTCACAATCTACTACAAGTAAATTAAAGTCAACTGGAACTTTAAACAACTCCAAAATATGCTCTAAAGTAAATACTTTTACTATTCTATAATTATTTTTATTTAAGTATGGATGATTATTTGTTACAAGATTTTTACAAATAGTTGATCCCCAATCACCCAAATAAAGTTTAGCTGTACCTTCAAAATTACCTACAGCACAATTAATATAATGTATATTTTTATTAAATTTATGATTAGCTTCACACTTTTCTAATAATTCTTCTACTGGTTCCACATATAAACCACTCCAACCAGCTTCAGATAATCCATAAGTATTACTAAATGTAATACCATCATAACCTCCTATCTCTACAAAATAACCATTATTTATATAACCAAATACTTTTAAATATAATTCATTTAAATATTTATTATCTATTTGGCAAGTTGGAACTACAGTATAATTCATTCTTTAAATATCCTTTCTTTCTAAAAAGATAGCTTCTACATTTTTATAAGACATATCAATTAAATTAAATTCATCTAAAATAGTTGATTGTTCTAGTAGTTCTCTATAATTATGTTCATAACTTTGATTATCAATTAACATTACATATTTATTTGATAATTCTTTCATTGTATAAATAAAATTAACAGCTTTTTTATGTTCTAAATGCATCGTAACTGCATGGGAAAAAACAAAATCATAAGATTTTTTAGAAAAATCTTTATCTAAATTATATTGTGAAAAATCAAGAATATCAATACAATTAAGTATTCTTTTAGGTATTTTTAAAACCTTACTTGGTTCATCTATTTGATTTATTGAAATATCACAACCTCCAATTTTAATATCTGGTAATAACTTTTTAATATTATAAAGATGATAACCAGCACCACAACCAGCTTCATATACACTAGAAACTTTAGTTTCTATAATAGTAGAATAAATTACAATCCAATTTGGATGTAAATTATCTTTTAAAATAAGTTTATTATTTTCAACATAGGATTTTTCAACCTTAAAATCATAATTATCTTTTTGCATTTTCTCAATTTCTTTAAGATAAGAAAGCTCTGTATATTTTTCCCAATCAAAATCATCAGCTTTTTTCATTAATATATCTCCATGATTTCTAAAATTTTTTTCAAATCTTCCATATCAACCACAATATTTCTCTCACCATCAACAAAACATTTATTTATATCTCTTGAAGAATTATTATTTCTATCAACTATAAAATAATAATCTATATATTTTACATTTGATAAAAACCAGTAACACAAACCAATATAAGATGAAGAAAATATTTCTAACACTTTAGTATTTGGAGTACAAAAAACTAAATTGGTAAGTCCAGCCCCATGTGGTGCAATGATTATTTTAGCTTGAGAAAATAATTTTATTTGTTCTAAAACACTTAAAAGTTCTAGTTCAACAATTTCAAATTCAAGAGTAGTTAATAAATTTACAACTAAATCTTCATTAATAACTCTTCTAGAAGTTGCATTTTTTCTAGTAACATATATTTTTTTTGTACCAGTTATAAAATATTTATCAAAAAAATTTTCAATTAAAGAAACAGCAAATCTATTTACATTAACCCCAAATCCAATTTTTGATGGGACTATTAAATTTTCACATTTCAAATTAGATGTTAAAGAAAGACTAAATACATTTTTAATATCAATATTTAAAAGATTAAATATCTCTTTTACATAATTTACATCTGTAGAGTTATGAATAAAAAAAGAAAGATCAGGAAATCTATCTAATAGTAAAAGTAATTTTGGTAAACAAGTTAAAATCCAATGACAATAATTCGTTCCACCCCACTTTTCTGCAATTAATCCAACCTCCTTATCTTTTATTTCTAACCAATTTTTACTCTTTAAATTACCTTGTGTATCTCCCCAATAAGAAAGAACATCCTCTAAAATAATCCCATTTGAAGTTTCTATACAAGGTCCAGCAATTCCCCTATCACTAGAACCAACAACTCTAGCATTATTTAACTTTACTATAAAAACTTCTTGGGAAAATTGAGTTTGATAATTTTCAAAAATCCATAAAAAATTTTTTTCTGGCAGGGTTTTTGGAAGATTAAAATTTAATGTATAATTAGGATTAATTAAGAAATAATCTTTAGAAATATCACCAAATTTATTAACCCAATCATAAGTTTTCAAAATTGCTCTCCCTCTCAAATAGAAATCATACTTCTTTTCGATGGAGAATGGTGTACATTCTTTTTTACATTATTAATATCATATTTTTTAAATAAATGAGAAAAACAACTCTGTACAAAGAATAAATTTAGATCTTCAGTATGATTTATTAAAGTATAACCTTTTTCAATTCCTAAATTACACAAAGCTAATGCAGATGCTCCATAATAATTAGTATTATCATGCCTAAATTTTGGGTCATATTCAATTACTCTACTTTCAGTAGGTTCAAAATTTGGATTATATTCTACACAAACTACTTTTGGAAAATAATAATTAAGATTCTTCCAAATCCAATAGTCATTTCCATCCACATCTAATGAAAAAAAATCAAAAAAAGAAGGTATTTTTGTATATAAATATAGTAAATGATCTAACTTATAATTTGGTTCATTAGAAATATAATAATTTAAACAATCCACATCATTAAAATTTTTAGTATTTTCTACAAGGGATTCAAATAAAAAATTATCTCCTTCAATATAAGTTCCTCTCCACCCTTTTTCTAAAAGTTTTCTAGTATTACTTAAAGTAATACCATTTCCAGCACCAACTTCAACAAAACTTCCATTGGTTATATTTAATTTAGAAAAAATATTTTCTATAATTTCATCTTCATTTTTTTGACTATAGCTCATTTGTTTACTCCTATATCTATAAGAGAACCACTTGATCTATCATGGATTAGCGGGGTAGGTTCAAGGAAGGCAAAGTTAAAACAATTAGCATAAAAAATATCAATTGGTAATCCATTATAAAAGTGTTCTTGTATTCTTGGAAGCATACTTTTACTTGTTACATATGCAAGAGTTCCTAAAGCTCTTCTAGGAGTTTTATTATCTTTTGGATAATATAAAATTAATCCTTCTTTTTTTTCTTTTTTCCATACAGGATAATTGGGTTCTCTAGAATGAATACTTATAATCTCAAATCTATTTAATAAACTACAAGCATAGTCAGCAATAATCAACCAATTAGGATTATCTACTCTAGCATCATCTTCTAATATTAAAATATTTTCCTCATCAGCTAATTCAATTGCTTTTTTATGTGCTTCTAAACATCTCCATTGTCCTATATGTTGATGCATATGAACCACTAACCCTTTATAAGTAGGATCAGCTTTCCATTTATTAGGTAAATCTGGATCTTCAGAATAATAAACTAAATGTTCTATACCTTTTAAATAATCCAAAATTATTGCTTTTCTTTTTCTATTAGCAACTACAACTATAGAAAAATCCATATTAAGAAATCCTCTTTTTTGCAAATTTTTCTCTTAAAAAATCTTCACAGTCACCACTAACAAATCTAAAAAAATATCTTAGAATTGTATCCATAACAATATTTGGATAAATCAAAATCATACATTTTGGATAGTATAAATTAGTACCTGCTAATTTTTCCATTTTTTTACACTGTTCTCTTTTCTTAAACCAACAACCATCATATAAACAACAATCTAATAATCCTACTCTATGTAAAAATATTTGTCCTGGGTAATACTCCCATCTTGGATTTTCTCTACCACCAGCAATTACTATACAAGGTTTTCCAAATGCTGCCATTATATGAGAATGTAAAGACATTCCTCCAATATGACCATGAGCGTGATAACATAAAGTAATATACTCTCTTAAATCTTCTGTTTTTCCTACTAATGATTTTACACCCTCAAATTCTGGATGTATGTGATTCACACTTCCAACTTGTATAAGTTGAATATCTAATAAAGAACACATATTAATTAATTGTTTCCAGTAGTTTATAGGCCATGCTTTTAATGGCATATCATTTTTTATACCTGCATTAAACAACCAAAAATTTCCTTCTATTCCATATTTACTTCTTACATCTAAAGTTTTTTCTTCATCAGTTAAAAATATTTCAGGAAACATAGATACTTTTTTAATTGAAACTTTTAGTTTTTCAGAAACATCTGCTATATAACCATCTGAAACATGATTTCCTGTCCATACAACATTCTTTATTTCTGGATAATAAAAAATATTATGTAGTTCTACATCTGGATCTTTCTTTATATTAGTTATTCTAGGGTTATTATAAAAAATTTCTGGATATGGGGTTAAAACATCCAGAATAAATTTATTAGGATAATTAGTTTGCAGTTCTCTAAATACAATAGTTGACACAACTACATCACCAGGAGATTGCCAACTTCTAAGAACTATTTTTCTCATAAAAATCCTATATTTTAAACATCCTGAGAAGCAATAGAATAAACAACTCTTACAATATCATCCTCTATCACTGGTCTTGAAATTGTAAAATTAGAACAACACCATAAAACACCAGTAGTACCACTTTTTGTATTTGTAGAAACTACAAAAGCACCATAAACAGTTCCACTACCACTAATATTAAATTCAGCAGGAGAAGCACTATTTGTAATTGTTTTTGCAGTAACACCAGCTTCTACCCATTCTTCTCTTGTAGCTTCATCATAAGAAGTAAATTCAGTAAAATCAGTTCCAATACCAGCAGCATCCCAACCAGCAGCAGGAGTTTGATTTGTTCCTTTTAAACCAAGATACCAAGTTCCTTTTTGTGTACCATCAGAAAAATAAACATCAAGAATATCTGTTAATCCTTCATCAACAGTAATATTCTTAAAATCTTCAGTCCATTTTAAAACACCATCTTTACCAAAACATTGTACAAAAAATCTTCCAACTGGTCTAAATACAGAATTAGCTTTAACTCTTTTTTCTATTGTAACATCAAAAATACCAGGAAAAATAATTGATCCACCTATTTTATTTATCTTCATTTTAAATCTCCTTTCAAATTAGATAGCAGTAAATACAGGAATATAATAAGTAACAGTTCCAACAATAACTGCAATTGCATATTTAGGATCTGCACCATCTCCAGCATCAATTAAATCAGCCCAAGTAGTTAAATCAGTAGCTCCACTAGCATTTACAGTTGTAATAGTAGCACAAGATAATATTGATTCCCAAGCAGCAGCACCCCTAACTTTTAAAAGATGATTAGTTGTATCTCTCCATAAAACACCTTCTGTTAATACAATAGAATCATAATTTCCAGCATCTCCAGGTTGTGTAGCAGAAGGCCAACATTTTAAACCAGAATCTAAAATATCAAAATTAGAATTTAGAGGAATATCATAACGTAAAGTTTTGTAATCTGGTTTTTCTAATTGAAAAGTTGTGCTGAAAGACATAATTTTTCTCCTTAATCACAGAAATTAACAGTTTTAACCAAAGATCTATAACCATTCACATCCACCTGATAAACATCAAAAATTAATCTAAGAGTAATTGTTGTATTATCTGTTTCATTTTTATCCCATGTATAATTATATTCTTGATCTGGATTATCAAATTCTACTATTGTTATTTCTTCTTCTCTAACTATTGTTTCAGATTCATTTTTAACAACAAAAAGATAATGTGAAATATCTGAAAGAAAACCATCTCCATAACTTATTACTTCTCCATAACCAGTACCTCCATAAGCAATTCTAGGAATTTTTGTTCTTCCTCTCCAAGTAATAATATAACCAGTATGTAATGGAATATCTTGAAAAGCAATCAAATCATCTAAAATAAAAGTAACAAATTCCAAATGAGCTAAAGGTGTATCATTAAATCCAGAAGTATCTATTAATGTATCAAAATAAATAACATTATCTAAAATAGAATCATCAAATCCTATTGAATCACTTAAAACAACAAAAGCATCTTCAACTAATAAATCATCAAAACCTATTATTTCATCTAATGTTTCTGAATACTCATTAGGAGGAACACTATAAAAACCAACAATATCATTTAATACATTCCAACTTATTAATTGAAAAGATACTCTTGGAAAATATGAATTAAAACCAACAGTATCTACTAATATTTCAGCTAAATTAATAGTAGTAGTATCTTGAAAAGCAACAATATCTTGTAAAAAATGAGTGTCTTGAAAATCTGGTAAACAAGAAAAACCAATAGAATCAGATAATTCTTCTAGATAAGTATTTCCACCAGTTGTACCTGACTTATATTTCCAAACAGGCATAGTTTATTTCCAATTAGAAAATAAATTTAAATTACCCAACCATATACTTTAACCACATTGCTAGTTCCAGTTATAGCAGTTACATGAAGAGCTATTTTATAAGCACCAGAAACATTCCATGATTGAATAGCAGATAAATACATATTCTCATCACTTTTGTTAGCATCCCAACTATAATAAAAATCATGTGCTGGTGTAAATGTTTTTGATTCCAATATTCCAACTATACCTGGAACATATGTATAGTCAGCATCATATGTATCATCATATAAAATTGGTGTAATTGTAACAGTTCCATCTTGTGTTTCTTCTTCTATTGCAACAAAAAGAGTAGTTTTATCACCAACATCAATCATATTAAACATTAAATCTCTAGCACTACTTATTCCACTTAAATTTAAAGAATCAGCAGCAGTTAAATCAACATTAGTTGGACAATCAGTAAGTGTAGCAACATTATTATTAGCACCAACATTTATATCTTCTGGTGTACAAAAACCTCCTGTAAGTCTTCCTACTCTCTGAACAATATGAAAATGTCCTTCACAATCACCATTGGGCCACCAACCATCATCAATTTCAATTTCAACTACAATAGCTGTAGCTCCAGTTGTTGCTCCCTCAATTAAATCCCCTATTAAAACTTCATAAGTTCCACCAGAATTAAAAGGAATTGTAGCTTCTCCACCCCTAATTGGAGGTCCAATTGGATTGGGGCATTTACCACCAGCAAAATCTACCCTTTCAATTACACGAGCATTGTTACTTCCATCTAATTCAAAAGCATCCCTTGTTGCCATCCTATCACCAGAAGCATCATCAGCAATTCTTATTGATTTTTCTGCCATAAAAATCTCCTATATTAAAACTCCTTTTAAAGATCCAACTGGATATGGTAAATAATCACATCCAAAAATTTCAATTGTTTCTTCTGGTGCCCCATCACCATCAGCAAATATTTTAAAAGCTGTTATTGAAACTGCTTTAAAATAATGTGTAGCCCAAACATCATCTTCAATATATCTAAAATAAAACAAATTATCTTTTCTTAAAATACAATAAAAATCTGAAGTATGTTCTTCTTGAATTGTATTGTTATATCCTCTTTCACAATTCAAAAAACAATTATTAATAGTATCAATTCCAGTATAATGTATTTCTTCATCTTCAATCCAAAAAGAACCAGAAGAAGGAAAAGCATCTCCAGATAAAGTTTCATCATCATAATAAATAATTGTTTCACTAGAAGTTATATTACTAGATAATTGAACAACAGTAGTTGGAACATAACTAACACCAATAAATTCATAAGTTCCATCTTCTCCCCTCTTATGATAAATATAAGCTCCAACCCAAAAAGAATCATCTTCTGGTTTAGCAAAAGCGATTGTAATTATATTATTATCACATTCTTCAAATAAATGCAAATTTGTTACTTGTTCTGGAATAGCAAACTTATCAATTGTAATAGGTTCTGGAATATTGTAAGAATCACTTCCATAATTATTATATAAAGAAGATATATATTCTATTAATCCAATTGAAACTTCAAAATCTGGATTTTCTTCAAGTCTTGTAATTCTAAATGGTTTGGCAAACCAATCTAATTCATCTCTAGTTACCGCTATAATACCTCCATAACACAAAAACATTCCTACAATATCTGTATTAAAATCACACTTCCATCTAACAATTGAATTATAATCATTTAAAAAGTTTAATAATCTTCTAGCTTGTGTTTCTCTTTTTATCCCTGGCATTTGATAAGTTTTTTCTCTTATCTCTCCATTACTTAAAACATCAATATCATAAACATCATCTTGTTCTAAAATATCTAATCTGTAATCATCATCTCTTTTTATGTATTCTAATTGTATTCTATTAGATCTCTCTCTATGACTTTTTTCACCATATGTAAAAGAACCTTGTTTAATATTATCTTTTCTCAATTTCACAATAGAATTATTTATAACTCCAACTGGTAAATCTTCAGCTAATTCAATATATGTTGTTGTATTATCAATTACAACAAAAAGTTGTTTTAAATAATCTGTATCTTCACAACCATAAGTAGTATAACCATATCCCAAACTCCCATAACCATCATATGTTTGTACATATCCTTCATCTCCTTTCCAATATCCAGTTGGATAACTAGATAAATCAAAATAAATTCTATCCAAATCAAAAGTTATATCATCATTAATAGAAAGAAAATATTCTGAATGATTTCCAAAATAAAGAATTGGAACTTCGTTTGGTTTTTCAATTCCTACTTTTATTTTTCCATCACAATAATACAAATAACCAATGCAAGTTTGTAAAACATCTTTAATTATATCATAAGCTTTTTGTCTTTCTAAAAATACATTTGAATATAAATATCTAGGTTCCCAAGTACCATCAGAATTTTGTATAAGTTCCATACAAGTATTATATTCTGTATTCCAAGTACCAGAGTCAACAATATATGGTGATCCATCAAATATGTTTGTATCTAAAGCCAATCCATATCTAGGATGAGTCATAAAATTATAAACAACCTCTATTGGATTAGTATCTTTAGCAGTTGTATATCCACCACTTTTTGAAAAATTAAATTCATGTGTTATTTTATATGGAGTTGAATAAAAAGAACCTCTACCATCTCCATAATAATATTTACCATAATTAGGAAAATCTATAGTTAATCCATCAATAGCATTATATTTTCGTAATTCTCTACACAAATAAGAATGGGGTGGAACTCCCTCTATTTCATAATGATAATTCCACCAAAAATATAAACTTTTTTGATAATATTGGATATTTCCAATTAAAGGCGCACCATAAGAAAGATAAGGATCATCTAATTCTGCAATTACTTCAAAAAGCCAAAGTGCAGGACCACCAGTAAAGGGATTTCCTGTTAGCCATCTAGAACCAGGAGCAATTAATAATTCCATTGTTTTAACAAAATAAGCTTTATCATTTCCAAAGCTAATAAGGCCATACCAACAACCTTCAAGTTCTACAAAGTCAGAAATATAACGAAAATCCATACCATCTTGTAAAGCCCAAAATCCAAATCCAGCTTGTGTTGTTTGAATTAAAATATTTTGTGGTTCTACACCAGTAAAACCAGAAAAATGTACTACAATCCAATTAGATATTACTATAGGTGTTCCTGTAGGTGGAATTGATGGAATATTTGAGCCTACATATCTTTCATAACCCATCCAATTATAGTAATTACCATCATCTTTATTAAAAAATAACATTAATTCAAATTTTTCATAGGAACCAAATACATCTTCATACCATTCACCTTCAACTTCATAATGAATTGAAACAGAATATTGTCTTGTAACACCACCAACTAATACAAGTTTGTATGGTGTAACTGCTAAATTTTCATTAAAAGAAATATAAGGATAATATTCACTATATGTCCACCAAGCAGTAGGCCCATAATTTTCATATACATATGTATCGAATTCAAGACTTCCCTCACCAGGAACATAGGGACTCCATTCTCTAGGTAAACATGGATAATAAGAAATACTATCATTAATAACAAGAGAATGAACAGAATCATCTCTAGTATCTATATAAAAAACATCATAGCTAAGATAATCAATATCCTCTATTTGTTCTCCATATCCAATTTTATAATTTTGAGAAGCACTACCAATACCTTGCCCATATTCTAAACATCCATAACCATCCCAAATACTTTCTTCATAACTCCTAATAGCAACACAATATATTAATCTAAAATCACCACCATCAGGAGTATCTATATGACGACTAAGATTATCCCAACCAATACTAACAACTCCACTAGAAGCAATGAGTATATTTTCACCAGTTAAAGAATCAACTTTAAAAATATTTCCATTATAAGCAGAAAAAGTATAAAAATATTTGTATTCATGGTGAGAAATAGCACTTTCTAAATAGGAATGATTGAATATATTGTCTAAATACCAATCAGTTGATTCAAATATTTCACTATTAGTTAATAATCCAACAACTTCAGCAGAAACAACTGGTAATTGTGGTTGCTGACCAATGGAACCTGACAAAAATAAATAAGCAGTATATCTCCAAGGAACAGCAGAAGCACCAAAAAATTCTAATATATCAGGATCAATAGTTTGTGTTGCAGTTCCTAAATAAGATGTATAAACAATATCTCTAGAAAGTAAAGCACAATCACCAACTCCAGACATTAATGGAGAATCATCAAGAAAAACTGTACCAAAACCACTAATTTCACCCTCAGAAAAAGCAACACAAAAAGAAGCAGTATAATATAAAGTTTCTACTTCTTCTCCACCAGCAAATAAACCTCCAATCATTCCACCTTTACCACCAACTTCAGTAGTAATAATTTTAGTTCCTGTTTCTCCAATTGCAATTAAAGTTCCAGCATATTTATTAGTTCCATAACAAAGAGGAACTGGCATATTTCTAGAAAAATTATTAAATGTTATTTCTTCTATTTCAAAATCATTTCCTTCTTTATCTTGAAAAAAAGAATAAATAATACCACCAACTATTATTGCAATTTGTAAATAAGTTCCCCAACCACTACTAATAGTTCCACCAGTAGCTCCTACAGGACTATTAACTTGATAACCACCACTTGTAGTTAATGCACCACCACTAACACCAGTAGTCATTTATAAAAATCCCTATGTATTAGTAACTAATATAACAGCAGGTGATAAAATCCAATTAGAATTAACTTGATAAACTTTAAAAGTTAAATCAGTTTCAAAACTTCCATTATCTGATTCATTCATAGCAACTGTATAAGTATAAGTAGTTGTATCTGTATCAAGAAAAAGTTCTCTTAGTAAAGTTAAACCACTTGTTACATAAACCTCTACTTTAAATTTAATTATTGTTCCAGAAAGAGAACCATCACCATAACCAGAATAATCTCCATAAGCATAACCATATCCTTGATTTATTCCCATTACAATAGGATACCAATTTAACTCTGCATCTGTAGCAGTTAAAAGTGTATTATCATTCCCTTGATCGTTTAAATCTAATAAAGAAATGAAACTTGGAGTATTAGCTAATCCACCAATTGTAATTGTAAAATCTGGTGCTGTATCTGGATCAGCTAAAATACCAGAAGTAGTTATAGAGACTGCTCTAAAAACATATTCTCTTCCAATTTCTACATCAGTATATTCATAAAAATTACTTAAATTCTGTCTTAAATAACAATATTCTGTATCTGCATGAGAAGCAGCAGTTGTATTATTATAACCTCTAACACAATCTACAAATTGAAAGTTTATATCATCAATAGAATCATAATAAATTTCTTCATCTTCAATCCAAAAAGAACCAGAAGCAGGGAAAGATTCATACATTGAAGAATCATCATATATAAATGTAGTATCATCAGAATCAATAGAAGCACCTAATCTAACACTTGGAGTAACAACAGCAACTCTAGAATAATATTCCCATTCAGAACCATTTTGAACATAAATAACAGCACCAGCCCAATAGGTAAAAACTGGTTTCTTAAAACAAAAATACAATTTATAATTCAAAGTATCTTCAATTACTACAAATCTTTCTACATGATCTGGTTTTGAAAATGGATTAGGAATATTATAATTTATATTTGTATGAACTGGTGTAAAACCATCATGTAAAATACCAGGAACATATTCAACAAAAGATAATTTAGTATTATAATCTTCTAATTCTTCTTTTCCAACTAATCTAAATAATTTTCCAGACCATTGAGGAATTTGATGGGTAACACCTACAACATCTCCCATTGAGAAAAAATAACCAAGAAAATCAGTTTGAATATTACAAAAATATTTTATATTGCTTTGCCAATCTAAAAAGAAAGAAGCCATTCTAGCAGCTTGTGTTTTTCTTCTAACACCATCCAATCTAATAGTTTGTTCTCTAATCTCTCCTGTCATATTTATGTCATAAACATCATCTTCTTCAGCATAATCCCATCTAAATTCATCATCTCTATTTATAAATTCAACCCTAATTCTATTAAAAGTTTCTCTTGTTTTCTTTCTATAGTAATCAAAAGATTTAATATTTTGTTTTGAAATTGTAATAGTATTACCAATTTCTAAAGTCTCAGCTAAACTATCTGCAAGATCAGCATATGTAGAAGTATTAGAAATGATAATTATATCTTGTTGTAAACCAGTTTTTCTAGCAATATCCCCCATCCAATAGTTTGTTGGAACACCAGAAAAATCAGCATAAAGTCTAGTACCTATACTTTGTTGTGTAATTGTATAATTTTCTATATGATTATCTGCAAGATATAATACTGGTTCTTCATCTGGCATTTGAATCTTTACACCAACTTTTCCATCAACTATAAAAAGAAATCCTCTACAAGTAGCAAGCATACTTTGAACAATATCAAATCCTTTTTGTTTTTCATTTATAACATTTGAATATCTAAAACGTGGTTCGGTTCCTCCATTACCATTATCAACTAATACATCACAAATATCAGAAGCCGTTTTCCAAGAACAATTTGGAGTATCTGGATCTCCATCTAGATCATCTGTATCAGCACCAATAGCATATCTAGTATTAGTTAAAAAATCATATAAAACTCTAATTGTATTTGCTTCTGTTTCTCCAGGTTCAACTAATAAACCATTTATAATACAAGAAAGAGTAGGAAGAGAATTTGCAGAACCTAAATCACCAGAACAAACAACATAAGCAGTATATCTCCAAGGAATAGCAGCAGCACCTAAATTAGTGGAAACAAGAGAATCAATGGCTTGAGAATCAGTTCCTAAATATTCAGAAAAAGATAGATCTATTTTATCTTCTTCTTCAATTTCTTCTAACGAATTATCATTTATAAAATAAGAAACAAACCCACCAATTGTTCCTTCACTAACTGCTACTGCAAAATCAGCATGATACATAGGAGCATATTGGGGATTCTTTTTATTTCCTTCATTTTCCATACTAACATAATTTTCACCAATCCAAATTACACCACCATAAACTTTATCTTGACCATAAACAATTGGAACTGGCATATTACGAATATAAGTATTAACACCCAAATCTCCCAAATCTGGTGGCTTTGGAGGATCAGGAGGATCAATATAATAACCAATTGTTCCACCCAATGACATTCCAAGTCCAGCACCAGCAGGACCACCAAAATAATAGCCAATTACAGCACCTATGCCTGCTCCAATTAATTGACCTGTAGAAGTTCCACTTCCCATTTAAATATCCTCAAGATTCTTTAAACGCATAAAACCAGAAAATCTATTTTGCCAATATTTTTGATCTAATGAATCTCTTTGTACTCTTCTACCACTTCTAGCATGAATAAAAAAATTATCTTTTTCATAAATACCAGCATGAGTTATTTTCTTTGCAAATATTCTAAAAGTAACTAAATCCCCAGGTATAGGATTACTTACAGGATAAAAATATTTTAATAAACCATCTAAATATCTTTCTTCATCAGCAAACCAAAACCAATTTACTTCATAATTTTTTCTATCACCATCTGGTATATGTGTTAATCCTGCTCTTCTAAAAGCAAGCCAACAAAATCCTAAACAATCAACTCCATGTCTTGTTCTTCCTCTATGTCTAAATGGAGTATTTAATAATTTCTTAGCTTCAGTAACAATTATATTTTGAATATCATTTTCCATAATTATCTTCTATAATGTAGGTTTTTTGGGTACATGAGGGAAACCACCATAATTTATGTAATCATTAAAATTAGCAATACAAACATCTGGATTTTTTGCACATAATTTTTGTAATTTAACAGAAATTCCAATTGCAGGAGTTCCATCAAAAAATACTCTCAATGTAGCAGTTGTAGCTGTACTTGATACAATAGGTCTTACTTGTCCTGCTAAATCACCAGTTAATATTTCAGCATAACCAGGAACAAAAAAATTAGTTGCTAAACCAGTATCAGCAAAAGTTAAAATTTCTTCTGTAGTTCCTGCAATTGTTGTAATTGTTGCATCATAACTATCTTTATCTATAGTACACCAAGTAGAACCAAATAACCAATTACAACCCACTTGAAAAATTCTAGCAGGATAATCTCTTTCAAGTATTGGAAATGGACTAACTGACATTGTTACCCATTTATCATCACCTTTTGGTTCATCTAAACAACCATCAAACAAAATAATATAATTTGCTGAATTAGAAAGAAAATTAGAAAATACTAATTTACCAACACATCTTTTTCTATTTAAAGCACCAGAAGCTACTAAAGATCTAAAAGCTAAATCAACATTATCTAATCCTACTTCAATATCATTTATAATTGTTCCTTCTTCACTTTTAATAGTAGAACGCTTTATTGCTAACGCAGTATAAGTAATTACACCAAAAACAATATCACTTGTATTAGCAACATAATAATGAGAAGGAGTTGTATAAGGATCTACTAAATACAATTCATAAATAGTTAAGGGTTTAGAAAATAATCTATAAAATTCAGGAGCAATAATTGTAGGAATATTTCTAGCCATAAAATTTATCCTTAAATTAAAACTTCTTCAAATTTTACTTCTATTTCCCAAATATCATATAATTGAATAGTTTCTTTATAGTAAACATATCTAACATAAATAGAAGCTTCAGCACTTATATGATCTGGTACAGAAGTCCAATAAAAAGGTTCTGTAGAACCATATTGAGCATTAAAATGCCCTAAAAGAATTTCTCTTTCAGCATTAGTTTGTATTCTAAAAAATAAGGTCCACATTCTCATTGGATCAGTAGATTTTAATCTTGTTTTCTTTTTCATTCCTTCCATATCAGTTGAAACAACATTCCAAATAGGAGCATCCGGTTCTGTTCTGTGGGAGATCCAACTGAAATTAGCCATAACAGTCCTTCCTATGTCTTTTAATAACAAATTTCCTTATTATTATTCCCATTGATCTATTTTTAATTTTATAATGATAAATCAATAAAGTATGATCTATTTTTAAATATTTTGCCCAATCTTTTAATATCATAGTTTTACCATTATAAGTTATATAAATATTATTTCTTCTATTCCTATTTTGTTCTCCAATAGTAGCCCATTTACAATTATTTGGTTCATAATTCCCATTATTATTTATTCTCTCAATAGAATATCCTTTAGGACATTTCCCCATATCTTTATAAAAATTTTCAAATGAATTTAACCATCTACTACAAACTTTTATTCCTCTACCACCATAGTATTTATAAGAGGAACTATTTTTTTTATAACATCTTCTTTTAATACCTCTCCAAGATTCATATTCTTTACTCACTCTTTTTCCAATAGAATGTCCATGTGTTTTAATTTTTTCTGTAATAAATTTTCCTTTTAAACAACCACAACTTTTTGTATGTTCACTTTTTAAATATCTAACAGGATAACTTTTAATACTTCCACAAACACACTCCCCTAAACAAGAATATCTATAATTTTTCATAAAAAATTTTAATATTTTAAAATTACCAATTTGTAAAACTTTTAATTTATATCTCATAATTTCTCCCTTCTATTTCTGGTTCCATATAATGATACCATAATAAAAAGGAGATTACAAGTTTATAAAAGATTTGCCATTTCTATGACCTCTTCACGGAAGATCTAATACTTTTATTATTCTTAATTGCTTTTACCATTTGTGCTTGTAAAAAATCAGAATTTTTCATTAAAAATTCCATACCAGTTTGTGTATCAACAGCATTTATACTTAAACTCATATTAACATTAGTTGTCTCACCACCATTACCAAAATTATTCATTTTAGACATTGGAGTTACTAATTCAGATTCTTTTTCTCCAAATGTATAATTAGAACCACTTTTTAAACCAACTCCAAATACAGGTTCATTAATAATACCACCTTCAGCATATCCATAACTCTTTGCAGCCATAGTACCAAACTGTAATACCTGACCAGCAAAATTACCTATTTGTTGTCCTTTAGCACCAAATAAAGAACCAATTCCAGAAATTAAAGAACTAGCAGAACTCATAAATGAAGTAGAAAGTTGTTTAGAAGAAGTTTCTAATTTTTCAAGATTTTCTGTAACATTTTCTAATGGTTTATTTAAAGCTTCTAAATTCTCTTTTGCTTCAGCAGTACCACCATATAAACCAGCCCCCATTATTCCAGCACCACCAATACCTAAACCAAATGATTTTCCACTAAAACTTTGTAACTCCTTTTCTAATACTTCTCTATATTTAAAAGTAGGACTTATAGGATCATACCAAGGTCCACCCACATCTGGATTAGTTTTTAAATAATCATCTGGATTAATTCCTTCAAATGGAGGTTTAGTCATATAAACTGGTTTACCTTTTTCATACATTGTTCTAGCTCCAGCTTCATTAGCCATCATTTCACCAAAAAGACCTCTATAAATATCTTCTGGATCTTTAAAACCAGGAGCATTAATATTACCTGTTCCTTTAATAACACTTAAAGTTTCAATATCTTTTTCCATATATGAAATAGCATTTTTTAAACCTTCTTTAAAAGTAACTAAAGAATCCATTACTTTTGGAACAACTTCTTCATTATATCTTTCTATAGATACTTCAGAAGATTGTTGAAGAAATGTAAGTTTATTTTCTCTTAAATAATCAGTAAATGCAGATAATGAAACTACATCACGTTGTTCGACTTTTTCACCAGTTTTAGCAGTATATTTAGTAGCACCTTCAAGGGGT